TTACTGCTCATTCAGCAAGGCTATGCGCAATGGCTTGCCGCCTGACTTACGGATTTCAAATCCGACAGTTCCAAACTCTTCAAGGTCTATATTATTGCGGTCAACCAGCTTAATGATAGCGTCATGGTCTCGGCCCACCCCGTCTGCTATTGCTGCGGTATTAGTGACAAGGTCGAGTTTCTTAATCTCTACTAATTGCATAGCGTTTTCCTACTCTTTGAGATGAACCTTTGCCGAAATGAAACGCCAGCCCACCGAAGGCTCGCCAGCACTAAACTGACGTCTCTAAAGGCTCATTTCACAGGTTAGGGTTCGGTGTGTTTGTGGTCATGCTCTGCCATTTCGGGTGGCAGTTCTTCTTGGGGTTTGTCATGCCCAATAAAAAAGCCCGACCGAAGTCAGGCTCTTGATTGGTTATGTTATGCTTCAGAGCAACTTGTAAGGAGACAGGCTATGCACATAAATACCAAGTACAGACTTGGAGCTCTGTTCTACCTCATGGCGGCATATGCTATTGCCCTGCCACTGATGGCCCTGATTTTAGATGTGGTGATTGGCGGTAGCCTTATTGATATATGGAAAGGTTCATATTCCTTCTCTGACTTGCTTAACCACCGCGAGGACCTTTATCTCATGATGGCAGGGCTAGGTGCTGCCATAGGATTTGTCTACTGGCTCTTTTTTTACAGAAAATACCAGCATTACGACCCCATGGATAAATACTTTAAGTAGTTACTGGCATTGCCTGGTGATGTAGTCCTGCAAATACTTCAGGGCTTTCTGGTCGCGGATGATTCCGGATCGGATACCGAGAACGTTTCGTCCAGCAAGGTCAGCGAGTTCGACGGTTCCTGCATCGCCCATGCTGCCGGTGGTGAAGGTGTAATCCTGAGTGGGACACTTCCCTTAACGCGCACCCTGCCACCATTATCGAGACGCCTACGCAGAGCATCATTTTCAGCATTCGCATCAGCAAGCTCCTTTGTGTATTTAGCGTCCAGCGCTGCAACATCGCGCTGGCGCACCTGCATGTCGTTGATGGGGGCGCTCGCCAGCTTCAGGCTTTGCTCGGCATCAGCAGCACGATTTCTTCTGTTTCAGTGAGAAAATGCTTGCGCTAATGTATAGGTGCACCAATGCTAATCACATTAGCATGCCGCAGAAACGGGAAGGGCCCCACCGAAGCGGAGCCCAACATGAAGAAAGGGTTATGATGAAGCTAGTCATCATCCTGATTGTTCTCTTAGTGATTAGCTCCCCAGTTTACTAAGACAGTCAGGCGGAGGAGAGAAAGCCCCTCCAACCCTAAACTCAAATATAAGGTCAAAAATGGCCCAATCAACTACCGCAATTCAGTTAAAGAGTGATCTCAAACGAGGGGTTAGAAGCAAAGGCTTCAAACTTACCGAGGAGATTATCTCTCTCATTGCAGACTTATCAGATAAAACCGGGAAGCCGCAATCCGCCGTCATTAGCGAAGCAATCAGGCTTTACGCTGAATCACTTAACAAGTAACCCAATGTGCCGAATGCGTATGTTATTCGGCGCATTTTTTTGGGTTGAATAAGCTTTTAACAATAAAAAGCCCCGCTGCCTGAAGCAAACGGAACCCTTTCATAAAACTTAAAAATGCACCTCTGTCCGAAGCGAAAGGTTTCGGCAACTACACCTGCATATTCATGACATGACTGTGCAATTTTTATAATCAACTGAGATCGTCCAAGAGCGCATTAAATAACAGATGATTGCAGTTGCCAGAAAACGTCACTATCCAAATTCGCCTTAGATCGTGCAGGTGTTTTTGCCCCATCCATGCCCCATTCACATCACCGACGCATCATCATCCCTCGTCCTGTTGACCAGCCACGTCACAACGCCTATCACCTCGACGTCATCCAGTGCGTCACCCTCGATAGCTTCTCCATCTTCCGTAATAAGAGATTTACCCGCTGGCCTGGCGAAATAGTTACGGCCCAGCCAGCTTACTAGGACGTACTCGCCCGCTTTTGGACGCGAACCCTTTTCAACAACTGCATAGCCGCCTGACGTTTCGATTATCAGTGTATTGGCGTTCGTACCACAGACGATATCCGGCGTTAACCGGGTCTGAATGAAATCCATTGCAGGTGACGGGAATCCCATATCACATACCTCCCTGGTTTGGGTTGTAGAGCATGAATGTGCGCTCCTCCCCCTCCTGAGTGGAGATATCCTTGAAAGTATCGATGTGGTGTTCGATCCACACATTGGCCTCATGCAGAGACCAGTCGTGTTTGCGTTTCGCCAGCTCAGCGACGAAATCAACCGTGGTGACGGTGCGTTTCCCTTTCGGACTGATGTGTAGTGCTGCGTAGAACGCTGGGCGGATATCTGATAAGCGCGGCATATGACCTCCTTCCTTTTATCACTGTATACATATACAGTATTTTAAAAGAAGTAATCGATCAAGCGCCATTTTTATAACGTGTTTCCTATCACAATATCAGGAAAATGATATGCATAATCAACTACATAGTGTAGGCCTGCCCAATTAACATTAAATCGAAAAATGAGCAGGATATATTGTATATTAATCTACCGTGGCATTTCGACTATTAGTGGTTTTCCCCGCGGTCGCTACTAACCTTGGCTAATCATAAGGAGATTTAATAAAGGTTTTATATAAGAGTATTTACAACAATCATATTCTTTACAACACGCCAAAATCACCATCTTGTGCGAAATAATACCTATTCCTTATCTCTTCAAGAACACCTATATCCTTTCTCTTTTTTATTTCATTAATAGCATCTTCAACTTTATCGAAGCTAACTCCTTTCATGGAAACCGGTTCGAAATTCCACCACTTTAAAGATATAAGCTCCCGGATTATTTCATCACTAAACCTAAATTTTATTATTTTAGCCGGAACGCCTCCTACGATTGCGTACGGGGGGACATCCTTTGTCACTACAGATCCAGCGGCAACAACGGCCCCATCACCGATAGAAACCCCTTTACATATTGTCACTCCGCCGCCAAGCCATACATCATTCCCTATGATGGGGGCTTCTTTTACTGCTTCTGGAGGCATAGTCAAACCATTATGGTCAAAGTCTCTAAACTTGTGCCAGTATGAAAATCCACTGGCACCATACTGGAATGGATGAGTGCTAAGGAAATTAGTTGGATGATTGCTTGCCCCAATATTAAACCCAGGCGCCAAAGAGCAGAATCTACCAATCTTCTTAAGGCTGTATATATCGCCACCACGCATATACGTATACGCACCTATGGTTGTTCCAGTGTGGAAAATGGTATTAGCGAGTGTTGACGGTGGTTCAAAGATAAATTTGGCTTTCCTTGAAAAATTCGCACCTGATGTTGTTCTTACACCCACCTTATATAGCTGGTCTTTTAGTTGATCGCTCATGAGCTCACCATGTGTTTTAACGTGCGAGCAATATACAAGGTATTAGAGACAATTATAAGTTGTTTAATACCGTCACATTGGAACCTCCGGAGTTATTCGTGACAGTAAGCACATTGCCAATAACCCTTACAACATCAGTTCCGGGCTGGAGGACCATATCTCCAGATGTATTGCTGAAGCCCACTAAACCAAAGGCGCTCAGATATTGACACTTCAGATCATAGCCATATGATGTGCAATTTCTTGCAGCCCCACCGGTTAAGCTAACTCTACTGGGTAAAGTCCCACTACCGCCTATTTTGAGTCCAGTAGCCCCCCTTAGGTCATGCTGGCCAAGAATTATTGGGCGGATATTTCCAGATCCATTGTTTTGAATATCTATACATGCGGAAATGGTGTTGTCTCCGCTGATTTCATCCATCATTAGTCCGAAAACTGACCCACTTGTCGATATGATTTGAACGCAACCCTGACAGGAAGGACCTGCTACCAGACCGCTGATCTGGATAACATTCGGGGAGGCTGACCCAGATAAAATGAATTTAACCAAGTAAGTAGCTTGGTTACCCTTTAACTCTGATATGGTAGGTTCTGTAAAACTAAATGCCCCTGTTACAGTAGCCCCAACAAGGGCTCCACTGGTTCTTGCTGAGACCAGTCTCACCTGCGGGCGCGAGATACTGCGCGTTTCGCAGTTAAATCTTACGATGCATTCTGGTCCTATTGGTACTGAACTTGTATAGTCAGTATCTTCAACAACACAGTCATCATGACCGATATCTATCAGGGATGAGCCCACCGCTTGTGACCACGAAAGACCTTTACTTCGATATGCCTTGCATTCGTAACCGTAAAGACCAATTCCACGATAGCCGTGATCCATATATATATCGTACGCTTCACAGCGCTCATGATCGAATCTGATGTAGCAACCAGAAACACGGAAATCGTCGCAGTTAAACTGAAAATTATGGGCGTTCATCCCGCCACCGCCAGTCTTCCAGACATCACCAGTTAAGAATTTTGTCCAGATATTTGTTAAGCGATCTCCTGCCCCAAGTAATTTGACTGCCCGGGGCCAGATCACTGGACCGGTGCGTTGGGTATATGTTCCTACATCAAATTTAATTTCTGCCTCACGTATATTACCTAATGAGTCAGACACCTTCTGGAAAAGGGGTGCTAAGTCATCACCATCGTTACCGTTTGGGGACGCGCCGAACCATGCAACGTGCACATATCTTGATTGCTCACCGGAAGATTTTTCTCCCGAAGGAATCGGATCTTTATGCTGAAAGGAAATATTTCCATCACCATAAAATATCTTATAAATACCAGCAGACACCCTGTTGCGGATTATCATTGTTGCGCCAGCATTAACACTAATTCCTGCGCCAGCTTCAAACTGTATAGGAGAATCGATAGTAATATTTCCGACTTTAAAAATACCTCCCCGAACAATGATTCCACCTGGAGATGCAGCCATAGCAGCAAGAATTGCAGACGAATTGTCATCATTCTGCGGTTTCGCTCCGTGCTGACGAATATCTGCGTTATCGCGGATGAGATCAATTTCACCCTGCACGGTATTGCCTGATGTAGTGCCAATCAATCCGGCTCCAGTAGGCTTTGCCAAGTCTTCTATTAACTCATCTATGCGTGAGCTTACTGCCGCCGGGTCAACGCTCGATAGATCGGGCCAGTAAAACTGCTGCGCATTATACGAATCAGTTACTGCCATCGAGTAGTTTTGTTTCGTTATGAACTTGGCAATTTGCCCGTTATATACTGGGAATCCACCTGCGTTAATTAAAATTGGCTGCGCGACCTGAACCTCTTCCCCGCTCTCATTTACGATGTATACGGGGATATGGTTGTCAGGATCAGCCGGGTCTGTATCTGGAATGCCTACATATATTTTTCCGTTTGCCACCGCTTTAAACTGGCGAGGCATTGAGAACGTATTTACAGGCATAGAAATCACGTAATTAGACATTTGGCGTGCTCCGGGCGCAGATGCGTGGCACAAATAATTGTGCTGCTTTGCGTAAAAAAGTTTAATATTGTTAGAGGATTAGGAGGGAATGATGAATAAAAATTTATTAAACTTTGCTTTCTTTATATTCGGAATATGTGTTGCAGTAGCGCTATTCACCTAACGATTTTGACTTAGTACCTTGAGCTATGGAGTTAACAGCTTTTTCTGCCTGTGAAAGCGCCCTTTCGAACGCAGTTGAACCTCTTGGCGTATTAGCCAAGCGGAGCATTGCGTTCCTGCCAGACTCACTCTCATACAAGCGAGTCAGAACACCGTAGCCTGCTCCTCCTGCTGCTACTGACGGATTTGTAATCGTGCCGATGCCAAGGATAAACGGTATTGCCTGCTGTCCTGTTGGGGTTGTTACGCCTGCTTGACCCGCTCGTTTGGTGGACTCAAGGTAGTTTTTTAACCCCTTCAGGTAAGCAGCATCACGGCCTTTAAAGGTGATGCCGGTCTGGTTAGACATCAAATTAACGTGGCGCAGGAACTGGTCTGGCGAACCGCCAGATTTTTCCATCGCTTTACCGATAATTCCATTGCGCATCTGAGCGCGGCCAACCCGGCCAACCGAGTTGTACAGATTCTGCACTTCAGACTTGTTCTTACTGAACAGCATATTGTTCACAACTTCCGGCGTCAGGTCGCCTTTCATCAGAACATTCTTCAGACGCGTGTTCTGTAACTTGCTGGCTTCATCGGCATAAACTGCATTGGCCTGCTTGTAGCGACGTAATGTGTCATCGCCAAGGTTCTGCCCTATTGAGCTGTCGATGTCACCCGTCATGGCCCTGTACACCCGTTGAATAGCCGCGTCTGACCGACTAGGCATAACGACGCGCTCACCTTTAACATCCTGACGAAACTGGCTACGCAAATTGCTTAATTGCTGCAAATCCACACTCCCACTTGCCAGCTCATCACGGTAAGCCTGTAACTTTCCTATAGTGTCAGTGTCAGCAACCCGCCCCAATTTCTGAAGATTAGAGATTTCATCATCGATCTGTTGCAGCGCCCTTGAGGGCTGGATATTCACCCCCGCCATAGCGGTTTGAACCTTCTCAAGACGGCTTCCTGCAGCTCGTTTTATTCCCTCTGTTTTGGCTTTAAGGCTACCGATTACAATGGATGGATCGTATTCACCAAATCTGGAAGCATACTCTTCAACTAATTGGCTCCTGGCATCCTGCTGGGCTCCTCGCATGCCACTTGTGCCTAAGAACGGAATATTTTCTGCCGTAGTCTGAGCCATGCGTCCGACACGGGAATTAGGCTGGAGTAAGTCAGTCGTATGCAGCGGGACATCATTAGAGTCGGCAAACTGGATAGCCTGTCGCGCTTCGGGTGATATCTCTCCCCTGACACCACGATAAGCCGCGCCAATACCACGCCCTACAGCGTTAATAGCGCCTCCTAATACAACGCCAGCGCCAAGGTCAGTCGCCATCGCCTGAGGGTTGTTTTGCTCGCTATTTGCTGCCGCCGAACCAATGGCATTCTCAGCGAGCAAACGTGAAGTACCTTGCGCCAGTCTGCCAGCGATAGAAGGAGCCTGCACAGCGGCGCGCTCCGCACCAACAGGCGTAAGATATGGCAAAGCCTCTGCCAGCACTTTGGCCTCAGTTGTCTTTGGCGTCAGCGTACCCGCCTGCATACCAAAATCTCGCTCAAGTCCCTCGGTTGTGACGCGCGGCGCCGGGGTATATGTTCCATCTCCAATACCCAACTTCTTACCAGCCCATGCACCGGCGCTTGTTACCGCGTCAGCGATTGATGCCGGAATATTCGCGACATTAACGCCAGCCTGAAGCAATCCGCGCCCTGTTTCCGCTGCGGCGTTACCAAAATCCGACATCATTCCGCCCGGTTGTTGCGGGTCATCTGCCACGGCACTATTAACAGGATAGGCGGCATAGAATGCCTGTCGTGCCTGGTCAGCTTGCGGCCCGGCCTGCGGAGCAACAACCTCATTAAAATATTGCTCCTGCGCCTGAGTTTTCTGCTCAGGAGATAAAGCCTGGTATTGCTGGGAGGCAATAACATCTTTCCATGCCTTAGCCATTAATCACCCCATAATGAAGAGAATCCGCCGCCAGTTGTTGCGGCTGGTTGTTGCGCTACCGGTTGGGCTGTAGGTCTGGTCGGTGTGCTGGAAGCAATCGGGGTTTGTGCCATATACCGTTTAGCGGCACTACCCAGCGATTCGCCCTTCTGGACATCCATGCCAAGAATCTGACCGCCTTTGCGGGACTGACCAGGATTACCATTCGCACTCATCCATTCAGATTTAAAGTCGTTAAACTGAGCGCTGCGACGCTCCAGATTGGACATAGCCTCAAGCCATCGTGCCACTACCTCAGGGTTATCCATATCAGTTGGCGCGCCCTGCCGCACAATCTCAACGTCTCTGTCAGTAGCTGGGCCGGGAGGAAGAAAGCGCAAGACCTGATTGTTGACCAGGGCGTTTTGGCGGATACGCAGATCACGCAGGGCAGTATCTGTGCCGGTGACTTTGGCGAACATGTTGGTGGCATTACCGAAAAGGCCTGTAGTTGGTTTTTCCTGCCGGAACTGCTGTGCTAACGCCAACATGGAATCGGCAGAGTTATTGCTGGCCGTCGCATCATTTACCGATTTCTCAATAGCCTTTTCCATATTCACGGACAGTTCAGGCGCGCCATCAATCAGTTCCTGCGCTTTCATTTGCGCCTGTTGTAGTTTTAAACCGAACTCTTGCTGATCAAGTGCCAGCCGTTGAGCCGCAAGGTTATGCCCGGTCATAGCTGACTGATAAGACAGATTCTGGCCTCTGGCCTGCAAGGACTCCCCAGCCTTATTGCTGCGGATAGTTTCGTCAATCCGCTGCTGGTTTTGCTGGACATCAATCTGTTTGTCGTATGGCAACGTCGCCAGTTGAGCACCCTTTAGCAACCCGTCAAACCGCTGCGGATCAGATTGCAACAACTGCAATGCCTGATCTGTAGTCATGTTCATTGACGCAAGTGCGGGAGCGCTCTTCAATATCGCCTCTTGCATTAACTGTGGATTTCCACTTGATCTGGCTAAAGATATATTATTAAGAGCTTTGTTTACGAATTTGGCATGTTCGGCATCCTGCACTCCGATTTCCGCCTGGATGTTTTCAGCAAACTCCGGGAACTGACGCCGCAGCGCTGGAAGCTGTTCAGGAGTCGCACTCTGAATAGCCTCGTAAAAAGCATCACGTCGCTGATTTGCTTTCTGAGCCTGTGCGTTTTTCATCTGCGATTCAATTACGGCCTGCTGGCCTACGCGATTCTGCGTTTCCATCAGCGCTTCGCGGCGAAAGTCTGGGATCATATCGTAATAATTGATGGGGGCACCAAGCCCCTGAAGCCCCTGAAATGCCATCAGAACATACTCCCGCCCATTAATCCGCCGAACATACCGGTGAACTGATTCACATCAGACGCCGCGCCGTTATTGATGCTGCTGTTAGCACTGGCTGCAACCTGCCACGGCAAGGCCGCTTTCCCTGCCATAATCTGCCCTTTCTGCTGATACATCCCCGCCATGGTATTACCCTGACCAATTGCATAGTTGCCGAGCGCATTTGCGGACTCCGCGCCCAACCCGGACAGGCCAAGTAATTGCGCGTACATGTTCTGCTGCTGATTGGTCATGTCGGCCAGGTAGTTTTGTCCCAACATCGGGGCGATTGACGCCAGTTGATTACTGGTAGCTGTTGAACCTAAACCGCCAGTTGCCTCTGCGGCATTCAGGGACTGGTATCGTGCCTGGTCTGCCATCATTTTGTATTCGGGAGACTGGAAATAACCGGCAAGCAGTTGATTGCGATCGAAAGGTTTACCCGCAATGCCCTGAAGTCCGGCAAGAGCTGACTGCCCCGCCTGCTCGTAAGGCGAAACCCAATCTACAGCGTTCTGATAACCTTCACGCTGCTGCCCCATCGCTTTGTCCTGGTACTTTTGCTGCTGTTTAGCGGCCTTATGCGAACCGATGCCGCCGATTACGCCAGATACTGCTCCGCCAACTCCGCTAATAGCTCCGCTCATTGTGCTCTCCTGGCTCGCGCCACATAATTAAAGACGGTGTTAACGTGCCGTCAGCAAGGATTACAAATCCTTTACCATCAGAGACAAACCCCATGCGTCTTGCATAATTTATAACTTTGGAATGAGCCTCAAGAATCACAGCTCTTAGTTTGTTATGTCCAAATGCTTGTAAAATTTCCTTTCCCGCCATACGGCATTGATGCCATTTGGATTTATCCATAGCCATGTGGATGTCAACAAACCCCCTTTGGTTGATAAGCGCAAAAATGCAGCAGCCATTCCATAAATAATACTCAGCGCCAGGATCCACCCATGATGACACCCCCCAAAGGCGCATCAAATCGCTACCAGTTAAATCATCAACTCGCATTATCATGGTTTGCCTAATCAATTAATCCGTGAGTTCTCATCGCCTGCTCAAGCGCCAGAATGCGACTTCTAGCCTCCACTAACGCTGTGGCGATTTCCTGAACTTCACTCTGTGAATATGCCGCGCCTACTGTGAATGACAGATCAGCATTGAACGCGCCGAGACTCGGTGTTCCTGATCCCGCCGTCCATCCGGTTTGTTGCGGTCCCAGTACTTTAATTCCGTCGATTGAGAATGAGGTTGCAATACCCAGCGGAGATAGAAGCTCCTGAGGAGCGGTTGCTGATTTCGAAACATAATCAGCCTGAATATCGCTTATGTCCGTTTCCGTTTGCGTAAGGCGAGATTCATGGTCAGCGATTTCCGTATCAATACCATCAAGACGAGTTTCAATATCGACTATCTCATCAGTGATAAAATCGATGTCGTTTTCTGCTGTCGTCAGTCGCGTATCAAGCGAAGTGATGTTGTTTTCAGCGGTAGTAATGCGAAACTCATGATTCCCTAACGTGGCTTCCGCATCATCAAGCCGTGATTCATGGGTGGCTAACTCGGCGTCCTGCTCGTCGTTTTTCTGCTGACCATCATAAGCACCCTTCCCGGCCTCGTTTGCCTTTTCGGCCACGTTGTTTAAGTCCTGCGCCTGGTCAAGAACGTACCGCTGATAAGCCATCGGAAATCCGGGCGGAAGAGAAGCGGCATTAATACCCAGCGCCCTAAGGACAACCGGGTCTTTCAGTTTATCGTCTGCCATCATTCCACCCTGATTTGACATCCGGACAAGGTAACTGGCGATTTAGTCACTATCCTGAGTTTGAACCCGATATTCTTCCTTACACGTCCGATGCGTTGCCAGATAACTCGCCTGTCGTACTCAAAAGGCGCATTCCATGGGATCATCTGCTCACGACCGTAATTAATTCCGTCAGTGGTGGCAGAAAGGAAAAGGTTTTCGGCTATCTGCGCTACACCGGTTGACGCTTCAAGTTCAAAGTCAAATGCTCTTGCGCCGTCAGCTTTGAATAGTGGCGTGAACAGCAAATGCTCCTGCTGTTCTCCGTACTGGCTGGAGACGTCAAACTGAAGGGTTCCGGTTACTGGCTGGGATTTGTCGCCGCATGTGATCTGATTGCCTTCATACATAAAGTCGATGGCGCGGTAAACATCATCGCCTAACCCCGTCTTCAGTACACTCCATTGCGGTCCGCCCTGGCTGGCTGACGCATCGTAGACAAGTACATGCTCTGGCAGATGAATGATTAGCAACTCATGCGCGTCAAATCGTAACGACTCCATTACGGCCGACGCTATCTGGCTGTCAGAATAAGAGCGGATTATCTTCTCAACGGAGGCGGTGGCAATCGGTGTGGTGCGGCCGGAGTCCATCAGATATACAGATGGTGCGCCCGTAGCCGGGTGGCTGATAATGGCGAACGCATCCATAAAGCGGCACTTACAGTGGGTGCCCGCGATGCCTTTCTGCACCATATAAGCCGGGTTGTTAACGTATACCGCAGCGCCAGCGCCAGAGTTACCAGTAAGCGTGAAGTACTCCGTTGTACTCGTTCCGAAGCAAACAACAAAGTCGCGCCACGTACTGATTCCGATAATGCCGTCAGGCTGAGATTCAGCTCTGTACTCTGCTGAAAATCTGTCCGGGTGAGTTTCATCCTGAAGGTCAGAAATAAACCAGGAGTCGCTCCCCTCCTTCGCCCAGGCATATCTGCCTCTCATCCGGGTAATATCACGCGCCTGGCCTAATTCGTACTGAGTGAAACCAGTCCCTACCGGCCAGTTTGTGATGTTGTTGATAGAGCCGTCATACCCGTAGAGAACCACACTTCCATTTACGGCCACAGCCTCAGATGAACGACCATGAGCCATAGACACGCGCCCGGAGCCAACTACTGAACCAACCGCAACGGTTCCACGATACAGGGTGCCACCGCAGACGCGGTAAACCTCGTTGCGCGAAGTGTTGTAGTCAACCCCTCTCGATATTCCAGCTACGTCTGAGCGTTTCGCTATGCCGGGAAATGAGCGCAAATATCCAGCAGCGTTAAGCACTTCTTTCGGTGTGGCAAGAAGGTTAACCGGCAGGTAGTCGATATAGTCGGCGTTGCGGTAGTCTTTACCCGTTCCCTTCATCAGTGGGAGTTGAAGAATCGGCATTGGGCTCTCCGGGGTAGAAGTGCCATCCGTTCAGGGTGGCGAAGCTGTTACCGCTGCCAGTCGGCATACGGTTAGGGTAAGGTGCGCGTTTAGCACGATTTAACGCCGTTTTTTTGACGAGTTGCTCTTTTCCATAACGGGCGGTGGTGATGATTTTGGTGGTTGGCTCGATGGCGTAATCAGGCGCAATGCGGCATGCCAGATTATGGAAGACCGCGCTTACTTCGCTTGAGCGCAATCCGTGGTCGTCACCTTCTGCTGGCAAATTATCAGGGTCAGCGAAAACGTAACCTGTGATGATGCCTTTGCCGTCCTGATACCATTCCGCCATCATAGATTCCAGATCGTCTACTGCATCCTGCATAGATTGCGGTTCGACATCGGTTAACGTGGCACTGGAAGCGACACCGAGCTTGCGAAGTGCGGCCCTGACCAAATCGCCTTTAGTTGCTATCAGCATCTTTTGCCGCCTTAGGTTTTGGCCCCGGCTTTTTGCGGTCTTTCTTGTCCGTCTCTGATTCCGTGCGTTTTTCCAGCAATTGGTCAGGATGCGCCACCCAGCCGGCATCAAGGTATTCCTTCATATCTTCGTCACTGACGATTTCGAAGTCGTAACCAACACCTTTCCACTTCTTACTGTCGCCTCGGCGATAAACCATGTTCGACATTGCTTTTCTCCAAAGAAGAAGGGGCCGAAGCCCCTTAACTTACGCCTGGTCAGCCAGACCAATACCAATGGACTCTGGACGCGTCGCGTTAACGCCATACCAGACCGCAATACGGCACAGGCCGGACAGCGTATTGATATCGCCCTGAGTTGCGAAAATGCCATGCAAACCGACTTCCGGGATTTCGAAAGCTTTGGTTTTCATGCCAGAGAACAACTCATGGTTAGCCGGAATCGGCTGGCTTACGATACGGATAGAGTCGTCTGCCCAGAACACGTTGGTACGTGCTGTGGTGGTGTTGAGGATGTTGACCGCCATGGAGTTAGCAAGCGAGGTGTTCACGTTTGCATAGGCGCGTTCTTCCGGAGACAGGGACACGTCATCCAGTGCGATCGGCTTCGGCGTAATTTCGACGTGAGTCCCATCGATAACGCGCACAACAGAGAATGTGGCGTCATGGGTCAGTACGTTTTTCGCCATCTGGCTCAGGAACTTCATGCCAGTAAAGCTGATTTTATCGCCGCGCTTCAGACCGGTGGTTGCCGACAGGGTTACAGTTGCCAGACGGTTATCAACGTTGCGCTTGTTACCGTCAGCATCCTGGTCCCATGCGACAGGCTTAAACTTCTGTGCGCCGGAAACGGTCAGGCCGGTTGCAGTGGACGCATTCAGCACTGGCAGTTTCGGTGAACGCAGGACGTCATCAAAGCCTGCCACCTGCCGCTGGATAGTGCCGTTTTTGTAGGCTTCTTCCGGGATGCGACCAAAGATGTCGCGGTTAATCAGATCGTGCCCTGCTGCCTTGTAGTCCTTCGGGTTGAAGAAGTAAGACAGGCCGGAGTCGCGGTTGAGCTCACGCGAGAACATGATTTCTTCAGCGTCAGCCACAAAGTCCCAGCCGCTACCGGTTGCAGTGCCGATTGGGTCATCGCTGGTCACAACCAGAGAAGCCATTTCAGCCGCCAGATTCGCAACTTTTACTTCGGCATTGCTTGCCAGCTTTTTGGCGGCGGCGCGGATGCGATGGCGATAAGCCGTTTCATCACGCAGATCGTCTGCACGCAACTGGAAGAAATCGTTATCCGGTTCACCCAGGCTTACCGGGACGTTAAGCTCAAGAATGCCGGTTGATTTGCCGGTTAAGTCCCAGCCTTCCTGAGTCGGTGACTCCTGTTCAACAGGCATCCAGATTGTATTGCTGGAGCGCTGCATCTCGCCAGCAGGCGGAGTGTATTTGCTCGCCTTCTGAGCCATTGGCGTCAGGCTGGTGATGGTGTCAATAATTTCATCCACCGCCAGCGTGACGATTTGACCTTCGTTCAGTGCCATTATCGAATTCCTTTAAGTTTTGCCTTCAGAGCGCGGTAAGTTTCGACATCACCCTTACTGGACGCTGCTTCCATCTGCTTCTGGATTGCTGACCGGTTTGCAGCGGTCACGTCACCAGTCACAGGGATGTCAGCAGCCGGGGCGGATGAAACCTGCTTACCGCGAGGCTTGAGAGTTAAGCGTTCTGACAGAAGCGCCAGTTCAATGAGAGCTCGCTGACCGTCAAGCGCTAAGATGCGACGAGTCGTCTCCGGGTTTGCACCCAGGTGGTACATAAGTGCCGCTGACTTCTCCGGGAAAAGAGTCATGATTTGCGTATCCACACCTGCCGGAACGGTCTGGCGGAATGCATCCTCTTTCTCCTGATAGTCAGGAAGTTTTAGTTTTTCTGCCGCATCGTAGTGCTTGCGAGCCGCCTCAACGACTTGCGCTGATTGGTTGGTAAACTCCTGAGTTTTCCGTCCCTGCTCCGCTACCGCATTGCTGCGGGCGTCCTGCGCCTTGATGAGCCATTCGTTATTGGCCTGAGTGAACGCGGCCTGTGCCCGATTGGCATCCCATCCGTATTTCTCCAGAGCTTCGTCCGAGAAATAGTCATTGGCGTTAGGTTGAGGTGGTAGCTCAGGATTTACCCGCAGGTTTTCCGGTACTTCTCCCCGCTTCACTGCTTCCATCTGTTGCTCAAGCTCACGTTGACGCTTGCGCTCCAGACGTTTAGCCGCGAAATGTGCGTTGGTTGCCGGGTCCTGTTTTGGTTTGGTCTCATCGCCCTTCAGGACAATCTCGAATCCTTCATCCTGCACACCCTCGACACTGGCATGTGTCGTTGTATCGACTGCGGATGCCGCCGCGTTATCGACGTGCAGGTGTTGGCCTTCAGAGCCCTGAATTTCGGTGGTATCGGTCATGATTAACTCTCTCTTATTGAGGTGTCTCGGCTACACTGCCGGAAGGTGAAGTTTGTCTCTGCGATTGCAGGATGCTGGCGAAGTCCATGCGGTGTTTGTGCGTCTGTTCATCGCCTTTAAGGAGTAGCTCAGCATTTGCGCGAGCGTCGTCGCTGCGGTCCTGCTGGAATGAAGCAACGGTTTTGAGGAACTCTCTAAACTCAGATTGTTTATTGAGGTCCATGTTGTTGAAGATTTCTGCAATCTTGGCTGCGTTGAGTTGGTTTTGAGCCTCAACTTTAGCCGCATCGATTTGCAGTGATAGCGTCTGATTCTGTGCTTTAGCCAGTTCAGCCTGACCTTGCAGGAGAATACCCTGAGCCTGAACCATTGCCGGGTCTTGCTGGCCTTGTTCGGCTTGCTGCGCCTCCATAAGCCACTGCTGTTCTTCTGGCGTTTCAGGACGTTTAGCCCCCATGGTAATGAGCTGCTTATTGGCGTAATCACGCATAAGCTCAACGCCTTTCCCGTCGAGCAGAGTGAAGTACTGAAGCAACAGCAACTGGTACTCCGGTGTGCCTTGTGGTGTTTTACCAAGCAATTCCAGTATCTCAGCGCGGTTCTGCTGCTTCATGCTCTGGAATGACGGGCCAACATCGGTGTAGCACTCATAGCGACCACGAATATCGTTGAGCACCACGCGCTCACCAGTGACTAAATCAACCGTCTCGGTCAGCAATTGCACATCTTTCTCGCTGCCGTCTTCAAGGGTGATAGTAACGTTACGAGGCACGTCATACAGGTCATTCACCATTGACTGGTAAATCTCACCGTCGCGCCGCATTGCGGTAGCCAGGTTGTCCTGAAACACATACGTCTCAAGGTCAGAGCGCATGTTAAGTTGGTTGACGGTCTCGAACGCTACCTGACCGCCGTTTACCGCTTCGGCATCCACGCCAAGGGTGGCAACTTCTTTCACCGCATTGGTGGCCGCTTCCAGCATGTAGGCGTTGGCCTGAGGTACTTCAGGATTCTCCATGTACGATATAGGCTGAGTAGGAAGCTCGCCTGTGTTCTCATCGGTGCGGTTGAGAAGGTAGTAGGGATAGTCGTCGGTGCCGCTGTACATATGCTCGTAGCCTGCTATCTGCTCAGACCAGAATATCGGCTTCTTCTTCGGAGTGCGGGCGACGATGTCAGCATTGAACGACATAATCATGTTACGCAGACGCTGGCCGTCTTTTGTCAGCCTTACGACACCCTCATATACCTCTTTGCTTTCGACAAATCCCCATTCGCCGTAGCACGGCACGATCGGGATATGCTCGCCCGCTATCAGCTTTTTGTCCTGGTAGATGTCAGTTGAGGAGAGCAGGGTTTTGTATACCCGGCGACGCTTAATCTGGCGCTCTGCAATTTTGATGAAACCGCGATCTGCCAGATCGTCTATGACATCTTTGATGTCACGCTTGAAATAACTAACCGGCTCTCCTGTAATCGGGTCCTGATAGATAAACGCCGTCTCTTTCTTTTCTTCCACCTCGTAGAATTCAGCGATGTGGATCGTGTCCTGATTCAGCCAGGGGAATACCCAATCGTTAGGGCTCTGGAATGTTGGCTGGTCGTCCTCGTCAAGGTTGTTATCCTCGGCGAAGTTCTTCCAGCCTTCCTTGCTCATTGAATGAATAATCGTGCAGTGTCGGGCGTCTGACTTATCCATCTGCTTGCTGTTGCTATCCCAAATCACACAGGAACATGCGGAATGGATTGGCTCGCGCCGGATAATCTGGTTGTTGCTGGTTGGGTCCTGATCTTCGTACTCAGTGACAATGCGCCACGCACCAACACCTGCTTCGATTTGTTCACGCACCGCCACGTTTACAGCTATCTTCGCTGAGTTATGCCGCATGTCAGTGCGATACATACCCATCAACGTATCAGCCGCGTCAGGGTTGGCTTTGTCTTTAGGTCGGTAAAGCACATCGATAGGGTTCTGGCGCATCTCTGCTACCAGCTTCCTGACTACCGGGCGCACAACGTCGAACTGCCCGCGATACTGCAATGTGGTGTACTCACTAAGCCAGTCGTCCCACTGAGAGACGCGAGAGAAGAATAAATCGTTCTTCGCCTCCGTTCTGGCTTCATCTCCGGCTGTCCAGTCTGCATCGAATCGACACAGAATGCTCTCCAGCCTGTTTTCTTTATCAGCCATTATCGTCCTCTGGAAACTGGTTTAATCGGTGCGGGTATTTTCTTTTCTTTCGGCTTCTTGATATCACGCAGCAGCTTGGCAAATCTGCGCATCATGTATCCGTAACGCACAGCGTCAAGAACGTCATCGTTTGTTTTGACTATCTTCCCGTTCTCATCACGGTGATAAAGGCGGAACTCTTCAAAGAATGGTTCGCAGGTGTTGAATACCCTGAATCGCCCTTCCAGCATCAAGTCCCGAAGCTCTATCAACCCTGACTCAACAGAGTTTCCGCCATCCGGGAATGTGGCGTGTTCAGGAAGCATCATGAATCCGGCGTCGGCATATTGTTGCTTAAGCTGCTCACCACCACCTTTCTCATGCTGATGTCCATCATGAGGCCATGCCACAGGGATTTTGTTAGCCCATGACTTAACGGCCCCCCACGCCTGTACGGCGGTGTTCTCTGATTTCTTCCAGACTCTCGCGAGATAGAAAACGTCTTCGTCCTTATCCCACCATAATTGAATGTGCGCCTGGGGGTGATTCCATCCGAAGTCCTGCCCATCAATGACATAAAAGTGATCCGGACATTCAAACGGCTGGCACTTAATTGTCTCTTCCGGTATCTGGAAGATGCGGCCACTACCCATCGTTGGAATACCACGTGCGCGGGCTTCTCGCTCATGCTCAGGATATGAGGCGACAATCTGCTCTTTCTGCTCGTCGCTGTAGTGGTCTGCGTCGTAGATTGTCATCGTGACAACCTTCTGCGCCTTGCTGGGGCTCTTCAGGAATTTGGTGACGACGTCTGACATGCCCATAAGCGGGGTAAAAGTCAGCATTGAAAACTGGCCGTACTTGTTGGTACGTGTCAGGCCTTCGCCGTAAATACTGTATGGCGGCTCCTCATCGAACCATACACCATGAATTGTGTCACCCTGCCATCGTGCGCGACCCTGTGAATAGGGCTTGAAATAGCAGATGGATATGCCGTCTTCTACACCGTCAGCGTTGTGGTGCTTTACCAGCAGGTGATCGACAAGGTTCGGGAAGAATGGAGACTTCTTCCAGCTAATGATGTCCTCTTTCGGGATCGACCCGTAGCCAGGCTCATCATTCTCCTCGATACGGCCGCACAGGATGCGCTGCGTCGTCTTCGTTACGGTTTCGTTGGTCTCGCCACCCACCCAGAATACGACAGGCTCATAGAAGCGTTTTCCGCCCCACGATTCGCCATATGCTCCATCAGTCGGGTAACCTTTAGTTCCGGGATAGCGGCCGGTGAGATGGAATGCCACCTCTGCGCCGCCAGTGTAAGACTTACCCAACTGGTTACCGGCCATGAAGCAACGCTCAGGAAATTCAGAGCCAGCATTAATGAACTCACGCTGCTTGCCGTACGGAGTGAACTCATACAGCAGGTGAGTTTCCCGGTACCGCTCCTCTTCTTCCAGAAGCTCAAGCAGTTCAATCTGCTCATCTTCGGTTAGTTCATCAAGAATCGCGTCCAGTTCCACGGTTGAATAGCTCCTTGATACGAGAGCGGCGCTTATCGCGATCTCCCTTATCAGGTGTCACGTCTTCAACTTGCGACTGCTCTTTGAGGCCCAAATCTCGGGCGATGATGTTCGCGTTCAACAGGTCAGCAGCTGCGCCAGAGAATTTCTGGTCATAGATGATTTGCTCTGCTCGCGTAACGACTTCAGATAAATCTTCTCGCATTCGATATGTGCGCCATGTTTCAAGCGTGACATCGAGGAATAAAGTCAGGCCGGTGATGGTCATCGCCCGCATCTTTGCGATAGGCTCTTGCGTTACCTCACCCTGATATGAGAATGCTTTCATCTCCCACAGCGGATGGTCTTCCACCCACTGAAAGTATTCACAGCAAGCGGACCACAGCGCCTCGGGCGATTCGAATTTTGGGTTTCGCCCATGACTACTGCGGGCCTCCCAGAATCGATTGCCCTTTGGTGCTGCCATATCTTTTTCCTCGTTAATCATTATCAAGCCCACCCGTAGATGAGCTTTGTAATGATCAGCTGTCTGCGTCTGGTCGAGCTACAGCACGACAGGCGGCCATACATGCGGTTTGCATATCGGTGCGGGCAATAGCCAGCCAGCGTTTATCGTATTCGCCATTCGTTGCAAGCATGTCTAACTCGGCAAGGAACTTACGGCTAATTGCTTTGACATCATTCATTGCGCCTATTTCTGTCTCGGTAAGGCTGCGATAACCCTTAACGGTGCTGCCGTCCTGCGGTTTAGCTTCGCTCATTTAGAATTTCCTGCTGGTTGGTTTTATATATTGCCGTGATGTAGTGACACCACAGCATCAATATTCAGTGTGTTTATTCTGTAAAAGGCACTCAATGAATGCCTTTGTCAGAATAAAATAAAATGCGAATTACTTTTCAGATGTCCACTTATCCCATTCCTCACGGAATTTATTGGGATTGTCGAAGCCATGCGATGCTTTCGGTTGTTTCATTTTTGCCTCTCGTTAAGCCAGTTCGCCGCCAGCCTTCAGCTTGGTGAGGATGGAGTTAACTTTGGTGACGATGTTATTCACCGCAGTTTGTGCCGTAGCAATATCGGTAACAGTCTGAGCTGCCAGTGCCGCCTCTGCTGTCTGCTGAAGCACACCGCCGCGCTCTGTTGAAGTCGGCACTTTATTACCGGCCATCGCAGTAGTAGCAGTCGTGCCAATAACTGGCGCAAACGTTGAAGGCTTACCGGTTACAGATGACCATGCGATCGGGGTGCTGGTTGCAGTGTACTGAGCTTCGAATGATGTTTTGCTCATATACAGCAATTCGCCGTACTGGCTCTGGAAAATGTATCCGCCCACTACCGGCTTGAATGTGGACATGAACAAAGGTGACAGATATTGAGACTGATAAGGGCCGTCAAATGTTGCTTCAGCGGAGCCGTCTACAGCCTGCCTTAATGTCTTGATCGGCAAGCCAAGAACGAAAGTGCCGCCAGCGTCTGAATACGTTGGCCATGGTTGGTTAATCATTACTTAGCTCCTTTCTTTGGTTTCTTCTTGCCAGCCTTGCTCATGGCAATGGCGATAGCCTGGTCTTTTGGTTTACCGGCTTTCATTTCGGTTGCGATGTTTTCGCCGACAACCTTTTTGCTTCGACCTTTCTTAAGCGGCATGAATGACTCCATTAAAGATATTGAGATGACCAGACAAATAATCCTGCCGCCGCTCCTACCAGAATGAACATGGCGATCAGGTCTAGCGTGTAATGCAGGAATGCTATTAGTGATTGTGTAGCGGTTCGCTTCGGTGGGTAGTCTTGCTTCAGGATGTCGTCACGAATTAGTGAGAAGCCGTAGAGTGCTGTTATCTGGCGCTCTCGTTTCTTCATGGTTGCGCCCTTCTTCGTATCATCTCAGCGTTCCGGATAGCGATGATGCGACCGTTACAGTCATCAAGCGCATCCAGAAGCTGTGAGTTAAGTACCAGGCTGTCACCAAACGTCATCCCTTTCGGCACGTCAGGTACAAAGCAGTCAGTCAGCAGGCTGGCCGGGATTGGCACCTGTGGCGCTGTTACCATCTCGTACTCGACTGGCCTGTCCGCGCAACCCATCAACAACAGAATCAGGAACAGGGATGATGCTGCACCGGTTGTCTTTAAGTGCCTGTTTGATTTCATCCTGAAGCCTCTGGTTTGTTTTTTCGGCTGCGTCCCGGCGATTCGCTTCTTCTCTGGCGATCTGATTTGTTTGCTCCAGCGCCTGAGTGAACTTGGCAAAGGTGTCGGCAAAGTAATCATTCTTGCTTCTGAGGTTTTCAATGCGGTCTGCTTTTGCCCTGTCCTCTGCAACCAGAGCCTGATTCTCTCGTTTCAGTTGCTGGTTTGTTTTGTAGAGGCTGAAGAGAAAGAAACAGATGATTACCGCAAACAGCAGCGGGATATAGTTTTTCAGCGTTGAGAGGTTCAGCATAAAACGCCCTCCGCAACTTTCAGACGGGCCTGCCTGTCTGCCAGACCGTTAAGTCCGCCATTAATGGCACGGGTCATTCCCGTAAAGTCGCCTGAATCGGCAAAGGTATTGAGCTTGTTCGCCTTCCAGAACCATCCGGCAGAACGGGCAGCGTTTTTAGGTTCGGTCAACAGGTCCGGATTGTTTATCAGGTCCAGACCGAGCGCTTTACCACATGCCTCGTAATTGGCGCGGAAGGTGATTTGTTTCAGCCCCCTGCCACGGAATCGCCATCCGTCGCCGGTCAGGTTGTTACCGTAACGACCGCCATAAACGATATTCGCAATCGCCGCCTGTCTTGCGGGTGATAATGCCGGCTCTCCTGGCTTACGGCCAAGTTGATCTCTTTGTGCTGCAGTAAGTCGGCTTCCGAAGATTGACAGCCCCTGCACCGAATAATTAAGTGATTCCTGAACCGACCGGAAACCACCTGATTCAGTACCAACCTGAGCGATAAAGGCCGCTTTACGCTTTGGAGTATCAATGCCGAACTCATTCATTGCGGCGATGATATGCGGATACCACTTATCAGCCAGGATGGCATTTAGCCCGGCTGCTTTCATAAACTGTTCTTTAGTCATTGGCTTCCTCACCACCTGATACTTTGTTCAGGAATCGCTTTTCAAGAGATTTGATGAAGGAGGAGCCAGCCCAACCTGCGAGACCACATGCAGCACCCATTACTTCAGGGGGCCATGCGTAGTGAACTGCAAATAAAGCCATCGTCAGTCCGGCAAATATCGACACGATGAGCTGAAGGCACAGAGTGCGCCAACTGAACACCTCACCTTTGAGGACTTTATATGAGTAACTCGCGATTGCGCCGATGATTGTCATGCCGAAAGCGATTAGGATCGACAGGATGTTCGGATCGCTTTTATATGGCATTTTTTTCATTTCCACCCCCAGATTCGGGGACTTGTTCAAGACATTCGGAATGTTGGAGATAGTCCACTGAACAAATCCGATATACGTTGAATGCGTAATTCATTGATTTGTTCGTGACCGGGATTTACGAGCATTTCAGGCGTGGATTGCGCTAACAATTCATGCCGCTCATTCACGAAGCCCAGCCATAGCGCTGGGTTTTTTATTTTGTGCTTAGCGCTTATCCAGTTACCGCAGAGGTTCGATGAGGGTATTGAGTTGACGACCGGAGTTAAGATAAGCGCTAACAGAAAATGTCGTGATGAGCCGAATGAGGGAGTTATTCGGCTCATGTTTTGATGCGAATGTGTGGTGGCCGGTACTGAACTCCGGCATGACGGGATTAACAGTTCAAGGCTTGCAGCAACCGCCTTATACACTACCTCGCCATCGGTCGCTTACTTGCGCATCAGCCTGCGCATTCACCACAACGGAAAGAGCACTGCATGGTTTTACCATTACATCCGAAGATTTATCTGGTGTAGTCAATGCTCTTACCTGTTATAGGCTCCGTTTCGTGGAGCTGACGGCGGGTGATTAATCCGCACCTATCGGGTACTTATTTTCAGCGTTAATGCTCGTGCCCGTGAGTAAGCTTACTCGTGAGAAAACTTATTCCCGGGTACAAAAAAGCCACCGTAGCAACTTAAGAGTCACTAACGGCAGCTTACCGTGTAATTATGGCTAAATGGATAATTGGTTGTCAAGCACTTTAGGAGCAATATGCTTGACTTTGCCAACACGTTTACGACTTTTGAAAGCAACTTGCATCGGTTGGTACAAAACGAAAAGCGACGCATTGAGGATTTCGTCAATTTCGTTCCGGCAGGTTGCTAAAGATGGTTTTCTCCACCCTTCCCCGCTTCTTCCGCACATCTTGCGTGGCTTTGCAGTCGCATGATAGTACGATGCAATTGCTCTCTTGGATGAGCCGTGAGAGTAGTAACTAAGCAGAATGCCGAAGGCCTTTGTGTCGATGCGCATAACGGAATCCACGACCTGAGAAATCAACATTCCGTCATCGTCATTGCACATTGGCCGCGTCATTACCCTGGACGGCTCAACCTTCTCCATGAACTGCGCTATAACGCTGCTCATGCGCTTTTCAAGTCTTCCTGAGTAAACCCATGCCCCCCATAATTCAAGCCAGCCGTTGAGCCAGTCATGCTGTTCTTTGTTTAGGTTTAGCTCTCTCGTCCTCACGCTGCGTCGCCTCCGTCCGGCTTGTTAATCCCCAGCCTGTTGATTAGTTCCCGCCTCGCCTCTTCCAGTCTCAGTCTTGAGTCCTCGTTAAACTGCAAAGCGGCTTCGATCGTCTTCAGCATCTCCCGGTCTTTGTGGCGCTGCTGTGCTGAGTTGATGTCTGTTACTGACATGACTGGCCTCCTGACAAAGACTTGATGAACCGGTATTTGCACATCACGTAATTACCCTTGCGGATAGCTCTGAGCGATTTAACCCGCATCTTGTGCCGGTGGTTCTGGATGGGTAGCCAGACAAAGAGAAACGCCGCCCAGACGCCAACAGCGATGTAGAATTCGATGTTCATGCAACCTCCATGACTTCTGTGATCAACGGTAATCGCTCGCTAACTTCAGTAACTACCAGCACAAGCATTCCGCCTTTAATCGCCTGACAGCGCTTTATGCGCATATCGTCTATCTGACCGTCATCCAGCCAGAAACCCGCACTGGTGAGTGCGTCAAAAACGGCTTTGGGCAGATTGTCCAAATCACGTTTGCGGTTATCGGGAGGTGCTGCGTGGATGGTGATTCTGATGCGAGGGGTTATTTTGATGTCTAGCTGATGCTGTTGAATTATCTGAATTACTTCTTGTCGGTATCGTTTTCCCCAGTCGCTGATGTAGTGAATGCCTCTTGAGTGTCGCCAGTACCGGTTATTGCTTGGCGGCCATGGCAACTTTATCCGGTATTCGTTCATGTGCGTATAAGCCCCTCCTTGAGCCAGATAACCTGAGTCCTAGCCATCCCCTCAAGGGCGCACTCTTTGGCGTACTCAGCATCAACTACGCGTGTTCTGCGGTCGATTTCGTCATGACATGCCGAACATGCAATGGTTGCTATCAGGTCTGGCGGCTTGATGCCCACACCACATATGCCTGCAATCCTGATGTGTGCCAGCACAGAGGTTTCAGCGTTGTGATTGCAGATACCGGGAATTCGAACCTGGCATTCGCGGCCCCGCGCTTCTTTGCGTAGGTTAGCCATTTACCTTACCTCGCAATTGAAGAATTGACTGAAGGTCTTTTTTAATAAATATGCGAGTGCGAATTGAGCAGTAGTTTTCCTGCATTCGGGCGAAGTAATAATCCTTTCTCTGCTTCAGCCTGTTTGCATCAGCGGTCATCCAGTCCTTAACTGCTAACTTAATCATCCAGCGCTCGAATAAAAACCAACGTAAATAGTCACTCATCATATTCCTCCGTCATAAATCCGTTTGGGTCGCGATATACCACGCTCTCCAGAGCACAGGATTCGCAACAGTAGGTTTCATCTTCAGCTAATGGGTTAGTGCAGCTACAGCAGTAACCAGCGCGGGTAATGGATTGCTGTTCGTAATGGTGGGAGGATTCAGGAGTTAGCATGGCTGGCACTCCGTATAAGCCCGAATGAATGCCGCAGCCGCCTGTGCGTTTATGGCATTGCCGTAACCCTTCAGCCTGCCGACGCGGTTGCTGCTTGCCACTCTTGCCACCCCGGGCTCGACTCGTCCCAGGCGTGCGGCAGCCCCATCAACCAGCGGGAATGTGCCGGGTTCAACTGGACGCCATTTGCCATCTCGACACAAGAGCCAGTCCGCATCTCGCCAAAAACCGTTAACCTCAAGGGCCCGCACAGGCTGGCAGCCCAGCCAATTTTGTTCGGCGTTTTTCTTCCGTCCGAGCTCATCTGCACAGTTGTTGCATTGGTTATGTAATTCACTTGCGGTGTTGGCCAGCCCGTCAAGAACGCCTGGCGCGGCAGTTGGTCCAGTCGCTCCTTCCCGTCCCGCTGTGCCGTCATCCCGGAAGTGTCTTTCCAGTCCCGGCTTGTCGGCGTCGTCCAGGCTGTCAACACTGCAAAGTCCTGTAGATTTGGCTGGCGACCGGCTTCCTTTCTCGCCAACACCTTGAGCCAGTCCTGATAGCAATTTTTGACGTTGCTCGCCAACGGACTCGGCCACCCAGTAGGCCCGCTCTCTGATGTGCGGGGCACCGATGCCCGCTGACGTAAACGGCACAAGCCCAAAGGCGTAGTCCATTCCTTCCAGGTCTGTTTGTACAAGGTCGAACCATGCGTTTGCGTTACCTGCTGCAACCTGTTCGCCAAAGACATGCTGAGGTCGGCACTCGCTGATGAGGTGGAAGAAAGCGGGCCATAAGTGCCGCTCGTCAGCAAACCCATCGCCTTTGCCTGCCGCGCTGAAAGGCTGGCACGGGCAGGAGCCTGTCCAGACTGGTTTATCGTCGGGCCATCCGGCGAGACGGAGGGAATGAGACCACACGCCGATCCCGGCGAAAAAGTGGCACTGGGTAAATCCGCGTAAGTCGTCTGCTGTAACATCTTCAATACTCCGTTCGTCAACAATTCCTGGGGCTATCTGTCCTGCGTCGATTAGGTTTCTCAACCATTGCGCAGCGTATGGATCAATCTCGTTGTAGTACGCTGTCATGTCTTTTCCTCGCACGCATACGGTCCCATTTCACCTGGGTGAGATGAGCGGTATACGGGAATGATTTAATGTCGGATGGGTTTGGTTCTGGCTTGCGTTTAGTGCGGGTTGTGACGCGGTAGATGAGATTATCTAAGGCTTTTTGCGTTGGGCTTTGTCGTCGTGTCATGCCGCCGCCTTTGTTATCCGGTTGATGATCCGCCTGCCAAATTCCATCAACTTTCCTTTTTCGACTGTTGTGAGTCTGCATTCTCCGGAGCGGAGATAAGAGTGCCAGATAACCAGCATTGAGCCCTTGTTATTTCCGTTTACCGCTTTGCCCGTAGTCGCGTTAAGAAACGACAGCCGGCCGCCAGTGATAAACCGTACTTCATGGGCTGTGCTTATGGCTTCCCTGAACCATGCGACGGACGTATCTGCCGGGAGTAGCATCACGCATCCGGTGAAGTGATCCGCGTTTTCCTGCGCAGCCTTTTTCACGAATGGCATCGGCTTGCTGTACGGCGGGTTAAGCCAGGAATATCCGGGAATGTCCGGCATCACTTCATTCCACGGCGTTTTGAGCGTGTCCTGATATTCGGTGATGAAGTGGTTGCACAGACTGTTATCAGCGCTGGCAGCGGCATCCAGCACAAAGCAGAACTCAGCGTTCAGTGCGTGAAATATCTCAGGCGGGGTGCGCCAGCAATCGCGTGATTCTATTGGGGTTTGTGATTTATGTTTAATCATGCTTCCCTCGCATACTCCCCGTGATATTTATTAATCGCTTCGTGGGCAACTAACCCAGCAAGCTCAATATCTTCATAAAAACCAAGACGAAGACGCCCAAAATCAGTTCTAATGCAAACGTGCCATTTCCCTTTTTGCGTGCTCCATAAAACATTCTTTATTCCTGACCGACTAATACGTTTAGTTTTCTGATTTCGGCAGTTGCCAGCCCGACTAGCCTCCCTAAGATTTAAAGGTGAGTTATCAAGCTTATTTCCGTTTATGTGATCGATGTGTTTTGCTGGCATTCTTTTGTTATGCAGCGCAAAAACCACAATATGAACAAACATCTGAATCCCGCCAAAACAAACCTGCTTATACCCCGATCCGGTTGTTGAAGTTTTAATTTCATCTCCTGCGTTATGCCTATGCTTCGGATGGTTTAGCTGGTCTTTTTTGTACCTAACAGTAACGCCATCTAAGTACAGGAAATCTTCTATAAGTCGGTACTTTTGTTCAGATATGTCGGTCATCGTAACCTCAGAAAAAGGCGTATAGCTGATTCAGCACGTTCTGGTCGGTAGTGCGGCCAAAGACATGCTTTATCGCTGCGTTAATCATGGCGTTGTAACAGCGCTCGAATTCATCGGCTTCCATGCTGGCGTAAGACAGGCTTTTTGCTTCTGTCCTCACTTCACCGTTCAGCCTTACCGTCTGCTCGTAGAATCCGGCCAGTATCGTCAGGTCTTTGCGGAACCTGTCGAATTGCGTGGCTTCGTCCATATGCTCTAACCCGGCACGATTAGCGCACCAGTGCTGGAAACAGAAGTTGAAGAAGGCGAACATCTTGCGGTGAAAAGCGGGCTGTCTGGTTAACTTGAATTCGGCTGTGTACATCTCGCCGTTTTTGAACTTGGTCAGGCGGGGTAAATCATGCTCAAACGCCGGGGCGAATACTCCCCCTGCCGTCTTTATCATCTCGATTTGCATTAATCACCTCTAACTCTCCTGCGTTTTGAGGACATAGCTTTGCGACGCTGCTTGCGTCTTTGTAGTCCATGCCGAATATGCTCATACGTCAGCCCCTTTCGCGTAACGCTTGCCGGAAGACTTCGGTGCGTTTGCTGATATGCATACCGCCCGGGCCTCGTCCTGATCGCATCCTATAAAGTGACCGTTAACGAATCGCTGATAGACCGTACCCAGCGAGCCAAATCGGTTTTTGGTCACGATGATTTCAGCAAAAGGCGCTGCCGGGCTGTTCTCGTCGTACACTGCCTCGCGGTAGAGCATGATGATTGAATCGGCGTCCTGTTCGATGCTTCCTGAGTCGCGCAAATCTGCGTTGGTAGGCCGCTTGTTAGGTCGCTTCTCAACATCGCGGGATAGCTGGCTTAACGAGATGACCGGCGTTCGTAAATCCTTTGCCATCGCCTTGAGGCTTCCTGAAATGTGCGCGATAGCCAGGTCGTTGCGATCGGCTTTCGGTTTCTCAATCAGGCCGAGATAGTCAACCATGATGAGAGAAAGGTGTTGGTGCTCCTGCTTATGCCGTTCTGCCACTGCGCGAATCTCTTCGACGGTAAGCTTTGAGGCATCGACCAGCCACACATCCAGCTCTGCAAGGTGGCAAATTCCGTTTGATACCCGCGCCCAGCCTTCGTCGTCCATTCGTGCCGGGTTGCGCAAAACGTTAACCGAAAGATTACCGGCCCCCGCAATGCTTCGCTCTGCGATCTGGAGTTTGCTCATTTCCATGCTGAAAATCAGCACGCCGCGCTTTGTGTCTGTGCCGGGTAATTTCCGGTTAGCCACACCTTCGGCAATCTTCAGTGCCAGCTCCGTTTTACCCATACCAGGCCGCGCCGCGATAATCACCAGGTCTTCGGCGTTCATTCCGCCTGTGATGGCGTCCAGTTCGTCGATACCGGTCTTCATCGTGTCCGACTCTTCACCGTTGCGTAAGCGCTTCTCCAGCGTTTCGGCATAATCGTCCAGCACATCACCAAGACGTACAGGCTGCACCTGTTGCTTTGGCTTCCTGATGGCTCCCAGACGCTTTACCAGCTCGTCCATTGCCTGCGTTGAGGCGTCCAGCGTTCCGTTGCTGATTGGCCCGCGCATTTCATCCATCAGCTGCAAAACCAGCCGGCGCTGATAGGCATCCGTCACCATTCCGGCGTAGCCTTTAAGGTTTGCCGCGCTGGGGCATGATTTGGCAGTTTCCATGATGTCTGCGAAATGACCTTCCCCGCACTCTTCGGCAACCATCAGGCCGTCAATCAGGTTACGCACGGATGCGTGTTTCTGGATGACTCTGTAGGCTGTCTGGTAAACAGGAATGGAGAATGCTTCTGCCGGTAACGTCGCAAGCACTTCACTGGCTGTTGGAGTAAGGCCGCCAATCAGCAGGCCGCCGATAACGCTGGCTTCGATATCCTGTCTCATTGCATCCCCTTGTCAGCGAATTTAGCTTCACGAACACCCAGCAGTGTTTTATCGCGTAGCAGGTAATCGATATCCGCCGCCCAGCCCGTATCGTTCTGTCCGAAATAAAACGGCTTCGCCTGCGCAACAAACGCTTTCACGTATGCTCGCCAGCCTTCGACGTTCGGTGTCTTGAGTTGCGGGATTAGTTTCTTCAGTCGGCGCTTACGGGTGTCGTTCAGTGCTACAGCGTGAGGGAGTAGCTCGCCAACTTCCTCGTTGTACGCCTGAAGGAATGCCTGGTAGTCAGTGCGATCTGCTTTTCGTTTTTCAGGTTTAGATACCTGCGCCACTTCCCCCTCCGGGGGTAAGGGGGTATTTGTCTTTATTGTCTTTTGTATAGTGTCTTTTGTGTCCCCCTGTTTTGAGGGATAGCACTCCCTCAAATTGAGGGATGTTTTATCCCCTGTTTTAGGGGATATTACCTCGTTTTGAGGGGAGCGCCATTCTGAGACGTTTTTGTTGGGCCCAAACATGCCGCCCTGCTGCTTGATAATCCCCATCCTGACAAGTTCCAGCTTTGCTTCGTTACACCGTTTAACAGGAAGTTTCGCAATCTCGGCGATCTGAGAATCGCTAATCCTGTCCATCGGCTTATTCCATCCGTAGGTTTTTCTCAGGATTGCCAGCAGTACTTTAAACTGACGCTTAGTCAGGTCTGCACCGGCATACTCTTCAAGAAGCATGTTGGAAAGTTTGGCGTACCCGTCATCAAGGTCAGCCACTTTAAGCTCCACGGGCCTCGCATTGGCCCCAAAATCTGCATATGCAACGTTGCTCATTTCGCGCTCCTGCGAGGGTCAAAAATTCGTAGAACTTCGTTAAACTGTTCCACCGACAAATCTGACTTAAGCAGCTCGTCCATGAATTTATTGGGGATAAAAACGTAACCATCTTCTTTCGGACAGTTAGCCATAGCTGCCCGTGCTTTTGCTTTGAAAAGTTCGAATTTAGCTATGTTTGAGAAGTGATAAGCGGCGTTTTTATCGATAGAGCGGATGAAGCGGGATCGTTCAATATCTTTATGAACCCGTTGGATAAATTCTTTGTTTCGCATATAATTACTCCTGTTGATTGTGTTGGCGTAACACAGTGTTTTAAGCCCCAATCGAGTGACCGCTCGGTTGGGGTTTTTCATTTGTAAGCCCTTCCAGTGCATGCCTGAATGCACGACTGATAGGACTGATATCCGAGTCCATCCCAAACGCACACAGAACCGCCGCAATAAAGCGCCAGTCTGTCCGGCTTATCTTCGACTCATGGCAACCGACCATCTTTGCCAGGCCGCGTTGTGTGACGGTTGAGAGGTTGATGAGCAAATCTGTTTCTGCCCGGTCAATATCTCGCTGTGAGAGCTTGCTGTTACTTGCGTGTTCCATCGTTGATACTTCCCTTTAGTGAATAGTTAATTAGTCGCATCGGGTGATGCGATTGGTTGGTGCCATCCCGAAACAGGCTGGCGGGTCAGATTGATAAAGAGCGGTGTTACTTAGCTTGCTTTGAGCAGTTGTGCCAGGTCGGGCCGGATGTCTTGCGCCTTAACTTTGCCGCCAGTGGCCTTAACGATTTGCATGACGTAGCGAACCTCAATTCCACCGCCGTGCAACCACCGCCAAACCGTTGGCTGAGCAACGCCGCAAAGGTCAGCAAGTTTTTGCTGACTACCTGCGATGCTGACAGCTCGCTGAATTGCTTTATTAGTCATATTTAATTCCTTTACGTATTACTCAAGATGGATAATAGCAATGAGTATTGATATTGGCAATAGCGAATCGCTTTTGACGAGCAATACGTCTGCGTATAGATTTGCGCATATGAAAAACGAAACTCTTGCTGACCGCCTGTCTCAGGCGATGGAAAAGACGGGCATGTCTCAGGGAGCGCTTGCGAAGGCTTCGGGCGTTGCTCAGCCTACGATTTGGAGATTGGTCTCAGGGAATGCCAAGGGGTCAACTCGCATTGTTGATATAGCCAATGCTTTAGGTGTTAGACCTGACTGGCTATCTTCTGGTGAAGGCGAGATGAGCGAGGAAGGGCAGAAACCTACCCCTAAACAAGCACCTAATGAAGCTGGCGTATACCGGGTCGATGTACTGGATATTACGGTGAGCGCTGGCCCGGGAACTTACATGATTTCTGATTCTGTTGAAGTTCTTCACGCAATTGAATTTACCTCAGAGCACGCAAAGTCCTTATTTGGTAACAGGCCTGACGGTGAAGTTAAAGTTATGACTGTGGACGGGGATAGCATGTCCCCTACCCTGAATTCAGGCGACAGACTGTTTTTTGATGTCTCGTTTCGTCATTTCAAAACGGATGGTGTCTATGCCTTCGTTTTCGGCAGAACATTCCATGTCAAACGCCTTCAGATGCAAGGTGATAAGTTGGCCGTCTTGTCAGACAACCCATCATATGAGAAGTGGTATATCACTGAAGAAAATCAGGATCAGTTCTACGTGATAGGTAAGGCCTTGATCCATGAATCAATCAAATACAGCAAGCTGTAGCAGTGGCCTGAGGATATCTTTGAGTAGGTAAGGCTTGGGGAAGAGAGGTCGCAGAGATGCGGCCTTTTTTATTGTTGAAATAATGCAAGCATAATTAGCAGTGAATTTGCTTGCTTGTTTTTATATACAGTGATTTAATGCAAGCACATTTCACAACAAGAGTGCTTGCAAATGGCAGATAAGAAAAGCAGTGAAGGAAAGGCAAAAGGTGGACTTGCACGAGCAAAATCTTTAACCAAAGAGCAGCGCTCTGATATCGCAAAGAAAGCCGCCGCTGCCAGATGGAAATGGAAGCCTTTCAAGGCCACTCATAAAGGAAACTTTTTGGATGAATTTGGTATTGATACCGAATGTTATGTTCTTGATGATGAGTCAAAAACTGTCGTAGTAACAAAAAAAGGTTTAGCTCAGTTACTTGGCATTGGGGACGCCGGTAAAACTATTGATGAACTTTTAAAAACTCAATATATGAGTGAGTTCAGTGATCGCGAATTGCGTGCAAAAATCGATAATCCTCTTATATTTCAATACAGTGGCGAGTCGAAAAACATCAATAACGCACACGGATTCGATATTACTGTAATTGTCGACATCGGAAGAGCATTGATTGATGCAAAAAATGCCGGAGCCCTACCGTCTTCCAGATTAAATGCAGCCGACGCTGCCCAAAAACTCATCAATGCATCAGCTAAATCAGGCATTAAGGGTGTTGCTTACGCTCTTGCTGGTTATAGACCTGAAGTACAAGAAGTAATAGATGCTTTTAAAGCCTTTGTTCGCGAAGAGGCACGCCAATACGAAAAAGAATTCCCGGATGAATTATACGAGGAATGGTATCGCCTGTACGGCCTTAATCGTCCAGAAAAAGGTAGACCAATTCGATTCGGGCAACTGACAAATATGCAGATATACGTCCCACTCGCAAAGAGCAAGGGTAAAATACTCGAGCAAATTCGCGCAAGCCGTGATGAGAATGGAAAGCAATCAGATAAGTTGCATTTATTTCTTTCCGAAATTGGCGTCAAAGCGCTACGCCAGCACATTGGTAAGCTTCTTGGCGTCGCGGCTATGAGCGATAATAAAGATGAATACGAAGCTGGAATTGAAAAGGTTTTTGGCAGGATGAAGCCAGATTTATAGCCTATAACCTAACCCGGCCACCGCGCCGGGTTTTTTATTGCCCATTAGTCAATCGCAGCACTTCCCTTTCGCACGATCTCTGCCGCATCCCTGTTAACACCTTTCCCAATCACGTTCCCTGTCGCTTTTCGGTACTGCTCCAGCTTTTCAACGACCGCTTCCTGAGTTATCGGCTGATTGGCGAGCGATAACTCCATAATTGCCCGACCCATAGCTGTAACCATCATGTTCACGCGCTCCTCGTCCAGATTCATAGCGCTTACCTCGATCAGTTTTTGACCACCTCAAGCTATCACATGTAGATCCATTGCGCATTTACAAAAAAATATTCCTATAGCTATCAATTAAATAACACCTATACGTATTAATTTATATCAATACGTATTGCTATTGATAATACTCATGGCTATTATCATTCCATCAGCAGGACGCACTACTCACCAGGACGGTGATGCTCTTTAACAAGATGATTTCTCCCTGATGCGGGGAGACCGAAGAAAGTGCTTCGGGGTGATGTGAAATGCAGCCGCCAGACGGCAACCGTGAAGATAAGCATCCGGCACATCACCACCCAAGCACTTACTGAGGACAACCAGATGAACTCAAGACAGCGTTACAAGGCTAAACGCGCCGCTGAGCACCGCGAGCGCAAAGAGTACTGCAAACGTATAGACCGTGCATTCTCACGTCTGTCAGAAGACTGTTCTAACCGTGTACTGAAAGCCACTTCGCTTGTTGCGGCACGGGAAAAGCCAGAGCAGGAAGTAACGATTAAACAGAACCGCACCTATTACCGTGACGCTAACCCGTTCGGTAACAAAATCCATGCGGTGCAGAAGATGAAGTTATCCAGCAAGCCACTTATTTGAGGTGAGATATGAAAGACTTGATCGACAGCGGTACAACATCGTGACAGTGCACAGCAACGGTGAAACGTATGATGACTTGCGTGAAAAGCCTAATGGTATGTTTTGTTATTACAGGGAAGCAAACGAATCTCATAAAGAGATTTTGGCTGAGCGTGGAGAGCCAGTTAACGAATCACTTATCGAAGCTCTGCAACTGTTTCTTGATGCTCAGATTCTCCCTGAGTATCACCAAAACGTTGCTCGCTCGGCCATCAGCAAAGCGCTTGGGGAGGCGTGATGGAGCAGAAAAAATACATTGTTGAGGTTATCGAACGCGCCACCAAAGAAGTAGTTAAGCATTTTGAGTTTGATAACTACAGAAAAGCCGATCGTGTTGAAGAAGGATTGTTGCATCAAAGCAATCTGGAAAAATTTGATGTGATTACACGCTGCGAATAATCACTGTGTATTCATTCTTCTGAGTGGATACACCGAGCAATATCGCTCGTAATCAGTCAGGAGACGAAGACCTGTCTGGTTAGATTGAGAAATCATCCCTTGATGTCTTTGCCCGGCTTAATGTCGGGCATTTTTTTAGCTGCATCTGAGTAATGGTTAATCAGCCATTAGCCACATGCAATCACACAACCAAAGGAGCATACCCATGCAAGCACTAGCAATTGCAGGGGCGGCATCGGTTCGCCCTTTCGACCCAATTTTATCCATTCAGCATTCACGCAAACATATTTTAACTGGCGCTGACTTTAAACAACCCCGCCTTAAAAGCTGGCTTGAACGCCTTGTTGAATTCCTGAACCAAAAGGCAATGCAGCCATGAATACCCCTGTTAAAGACTGGTCAGACGATGCGTTTATTCGCCTGATGAAAGACCTGTTAAAGCCTGAAAAGAAAGAGCAGGAGAAACAGCAATGAAACTCTCATTTAAAGAACATCAGGAACTCGATCAGATTGTCGCGACACTGACCGATTACGATAACGAGCAAATCAGTAATCAGGTTGACCGACTGGTTTCCAAAGCCAATCCGCTAATTAGCGCCCTGCTCGACTTCCAGCCCGACGAATTCACAAAGGATGCGGTATCCATCATGGAAGATGGCGAGGCGCTTGAAGCTGCGTTTATCGCGGTTATTGAGGAGCGCATTAAGTGGGAATACGCGCTGGGTATTTTTATGAACCGGCACAGTTATAAAGGAGCGGCGTGATGAGCTTCAATATCGTTGAGTTTGTCAAAAAACAGGAACCGTTATTTTGTGGAGCCCTTTCAGAGCAAACTGTTAACTGGGCGAAGGAAAGTCAGTTTGCCATTCAGCTATTCCAGAAAAACGATTACCTGGCTAAAACCGCACTCTCCAACCCGACCAGTGCGCAGAACGCCATTATCAATGTGGCGGCCATCGGTATCACATTGAACCCAGCCAGCAAGCTTGCTTACCTCGTCCCGCGTGACGGGATGGTTTGCCTTGATATCAGCTACATGGGCCTGCTGCATCTGGCGCAGTCAGCCGGTTCGATTAAATGGGGCCAGTGCAAACTTGTCTACGCAAACGACACATACGAATCCAACGGGCTCGACCTTGCACCCACCCACAAATACAACGCGTTTGGTGACCGTGGAGACGTTGTCGGCGGTTACTGCACAGTGAAAACGCCTGATGGTGACTATCTCACGGAAGAGATGAGCCTGGCAGAAATTAAAGCCACCGAGGCAACCAGCAAGGCCAAGAATGGCCCCTGGAAAAACTTCTGGGAAGAGATGGCGCGTAAGACCATCGTTAAACGCGCAAGTAAATACTGGCCCAAGGCGGCGCGTCTGGATAACGCCATTCACCTTCTTAACGAAGACGAAGGGATTTATCAGGAGCCGGTAATGGCTCATGTGCCGGATGAAGACATTCAGGAAACTGAACGCCAACGCCAGCAGGAGGTTATGGATAAAGCCACTGAACTCTGCGACCAAATGGAAATGGCAGAAAGTATGGATGAGCTGAAACGTACTTTTGCCGACGCATTCAAATTAACTCGCGGCATGAAGTTGCAGCAAAACATCCAGGCTATTTACGCAGAATGCAAAGCGAAACTGGAGGCGACAAATGAGCAAGCTGTATGAGATTGCTGATGACTACGCCAGGCTTCTGGATTCTGACCTTGAACCAGAAATGATAGCCGACACTCTCGAAGGGATTGAAGGAGAACTGGCGGACAAGGTGGAGCAGCTTCTTGCCATCTGCAAAAACGAAATTGGATATTCAGAACGCCTCAGGGAAGAGGCTAAAAAGCTTCAGGAGCGCTCGGCATCAATTGATAACAAAGTAACCAGCATCAAGGCGTACATCGCAACAGCGCTTGAAAAAGCCGGAAAGAAATCCATTCGTGCCGGCCTTCATCAGGTCACTGTCAGGACGCCTTCTCGTTGTGTTGAAATCACCGATGCATCACAACTTCCAACTGAATTCGTCGAATTTGACACCATCATTAAGCCAGACAAATTAGCCATCAAACACCAACTTGAAGCCGGTAATGAAGTACCCGGCGCGGTCATAAAAACCGGAAAGCCATCCCTGCTAATTAAATAGCGAATCCAGTATGAAACACCCAAATGAATTCATTCGTGTCGGTGCGATCACCCTCCCCTATTCCATAAACGGCAGAGGCTGGCGCACTCCAAACAACAGAATCATCAGAAACCCGTTCAAAGCCCAACGTTATGCAGAAGAGCTAAACACAGCGCTTAAGCGGGTTACGGAGAAAGCATCATGATTGGTCAATCCTACAACCCTGATATATCCCCTAACGAATTAGTAGCCCGCCACAGAGTAAAGCCTATGCCAGACAAATCGGAGTTACTCAAACGCCACAGCTTTCCCGGCCCGGATATAACCGCTACATCAGCCTGATGATTAAAGGAGCGCGGAAATGACAGATAACAATAAACATCTGGTTCGTGTTGGACACGAATTTGCAGCGGCAATGAGTGACGACACGCCGATCATCACGATTGCGAAGATGGTGACCGAGCTTGCATCTGCGCTGGACGTGCAGACGGCACGTAGTGAAGCGCTGGCGGTCGAGAATGCGGCTCTGAAGTCTGGGCAGTTATTTTTCATGTACAGCGATGAAACTGGTTTTGAGATTCACAAAAGCCAAGAAAGAGCAATCGCATCAGCTAAAGACATGATTGCTGTATGTCGAGAAGAAGCAGTCCAAGACGGATGGCCTGAAGATGCTGACACCATCTGCTGGGGCGTGATTATGCAAAAAGCGATAGAGACAAATTTCGAAAAACCATCTGAGCAAAATGGCTGGATTGGCTGGTCTGAATACAATCTTAACCCTGAATTAGAAACCCCAACAACGGACGCATGGGTGAAAGAACAGCGGGCGGCTGGGCGCGTTGAAGGTGTTAATTTTGCCGCTGCCCGCCTTGCCGCCGCATTCAATCACGGTTTCATCGATAAACCAACGGCAGAGGTTTACGACGTGGTTAAGGCGGTACTGGGAGCCAAAGAAGAACTGGCCACTGCGCCGGATGACGGTCTGTCAGGCGAATACGCAGAACAGGCGTTAAACGATTGGGCAGCACAGCTTCGCGGGAGCGAAGGAGCCTCATCATGACGCGCATCCGTAACTTCGGCTGGAATCGTATCAAGCTTGCAACCTTGAGTTATGAACAGATTGCAGAGCTTGAAGCCCAGGTGAAAGCAGAGCATGCCTGTAATGACGGCATCCACATGTATGACAAAGCCGGGCGAGACAAGCTCGATGCGCTCAGTTGGGCTGTGTACAACAAAAAAAAGAAGGAACGCGCAGCATGAATAGAGTTACAGCAGAACAACTTGCCAAAAGCGAACCCTCTTTGGACTCGATGCTTCGCGCCCATGAGGCGTTTTACAGCACCGACAATGTGCGTGAGGCAATGCTGAAGGCATACCGGATTATGCTTGCTGACGCGCTGAAAGTTGCAGGTATCAATTTAACGGTGGAGGGGTGAGTGGTATGAAAAACCTGATTACTGCATTACCAGTAGAACGCGACCAGTACGGCTACTGGACGCACCCGGTTTACGATGCGTTTTGCGATGGTCGCGAGTATGTTCCGACCTCCGAATTTAACGCATGGATGAGCGAAAACGGTCTGGAATGGAAAGTCGAGTACCGGGATGAGAGCGACATCGACCCCAATGTTGATGGTTACGACATTTCAGCATGGGAGCCTGAATCACCTGCGGGCGATGGCTGGTTTGTGGGTTCCATTCATGATACCGAGGATGGCGCTGTGTGTATTTGGCTCCGGAGTAAAGCGGAGCGTGCGCAATGACAATCAACGAACGCGTATCACCAAAACGGCTCGCTGAAATCATCGCCCGCGCTGAGGTCTGCGACGATTCCGTGCTGACCGATTATCGCGATATAGAGTCAATAGCCCGCGAGCTACAGCAGTACCGCGCCGCCGCTGAGCCTGTAGCGTGGGTAATGAAGGATGATCTGGCAGATACTGACATCATATCCACGCCTGCATACCTGTCATTTTCGGATGCCGTGACAAAAACGGTGGGAAAATTAATCCCACTCTACACAGCCCCGCAAGTTACGAGCGTGCACCCAGCAAAAAACCTTGAATTGGCAGGCTGGCAATTTAAATCAGTAAATGGCGACTGGTTAGGTCTTATTGGAGAACATGGTAAAAACCAAGCCGTCCGCGAAAGTTGTGTTGTTCGTGAGGTTTTCGCTATGGCCGATGGCATCAATGACCGCGAACAAGTACGCCGAGAACATGCTGCATGGTCAGAATCCACGTTCGGTAATGTCGGCCCGATTGGCCCACTAAAACACCTCAGCAAAGAAGCGCTGGAAGCAGCCTCCGAGCCTGACGACCTCAGCGAGTGGGCTGATATGCAATTTCTGCTATGGGACGCTCAGCGCCGAGCCGGTATCACTGATGAGCAAATCACACAGGCGATGGTAGAAAAGCTGGCGGTGAACAAACAGCGTGAATGGCCTGAACCGAAAGACGGTGAACCGCGCCTGCACATCGCAGCGCCAGCAGTACAGGCAGAGCAGCTATCAGTGGACACACTAACCAATGTGCTACGGAATGCGCCTGTCGCTCCATCTGATAGCCAGGGTAATAAGCGCGTCAACTCTCCGGTAATCCCGGATGGTTGGCTCGCTGAAGCTGAGCGCCTGGCTGAACTGCATGGGGCCAGCTTCGTACTTTTCCGCCATGGGCAGGAGCCGGTTTGTGCTGACCCGTCGAAATTCTGGTTTGGGTATGATCCTGCTGCGCCGGAGAAAGATTTTCGGGAAATCCCGAATTCGTCAACCAACAATTGTCGGGAAAACGCGGAAACGTCAACCAAATGCTGGTGTCACACCTGCCGCCCGGTAACGATGACTGACATGCGATTCGTCGTGTGCCCTGAATGTGGAAACAAGCGCTGCCCTCACGCTAATGACCACAGGAACGCTTGCACCGGAAGTAATGAGCCGGGACAGGAAGGTAGCGCATATCCAGCCGCACCGAAGCAGGAGGCTGAATGATGGCTAACCTGCAATTGGCTGTGAATGGGCTGTATTTTGACCAGATGAAGCGCGGTGAGAAAACCGAAGAATATCGCCTGGTGAATCCGTACTGGGGGCGTCGCATATTTGGTCGCAAATATGACCGTCTAATCATCACCAGAGGTTATCCGAAGCGCGATGACGTAAACAAGCGCATCGATATCCCCTATGGCGGTTACGAGATTAAGGTGATAACGCACCCACATTTCGGGCCTAACCCGGTAAAGGTATTCGCAATCAAAGTGGCGGTGAGTGATGCCTGAATCAGCAACGAATACAGCCCGCTTCGGCGGGTTTCTTTTTGCCTGGAGATAACCAATGAGCGAAGTGATCCAGCTTGTGCCCAATAAGTGGGTGACCGAGCAAAACCTTATCGCCGTAACAGGCCTGAAGCGCGGGACTATTGAGCGGGCCCGGCGCGAGTCATGGTTTTTGGGGAGAGAGTATTTGCACGTATCACCGGACGGGGAGCCCAAGCCAAACAGTGAATGCATGTACAACACCGAGGCGATCAATCTCTGGATAGAACAGCAAGCGGCCAAACAGCCTGGTGCCCGGAATTAAATTACAGGGTAACCTATTAAGGCTCTTGGACGTCGGGAGGGAAGAATGGCATACCCAACAGGCGTTGAGAACCACGGAGGAACGCTCCGCATATGGTTCATGTATAAAGGCGTCAGGGTCAGGGAAAGCCTTGGTGTTGTGGACACGCCAAAGAATCGTAAGGTAGCTGGAGAGTTACGCGCATCGGTTTGCTACGCCATTAAGACAGGGCGTTTTAAATATGCAGCGCAGTTTCCGGAGTCGGCAAACCTCCAACGATTCGGCGAGGACAGAAAGGAAATAACCGTCACTGAACTGGCGAAGAAGTGGCTTGAACTGAAAAGCATGGAAATTACCACTAACGCTCTGTCGCGGTATAAATCAATCGTCAGGAATATGGTGCCAAGGATTGGCGAGAAAAAACTGGCGTCGGCAGTTACACAGGAGGATTTGCTGTTTATAAGGAAGGAGCTTTTGATGGGGTATCACACCCTGAAGAAAGGACAGCGAACGCCGGTTAAAGGACGCTCTGCACGGACGGTGAATAACTACATGATGGTGATGTCTTTCATGTTCCAGTTCGCTACCGAAAGTGGGTATATAAATAAGAACCCGTTTGATGGCATCGACTTTCTGAAGAAGGCGAAGTCCGTTCCGGATCCGCTAACCCGGGACGAGTTCGTAAGACTCATTGATGCCTGTTACAACCAGCAGATAAAGAATTTCTGGTCACTGGCTGTTTATACCGGTATGCGGCATGGCGAGTTGTGCGGGCTGGCGTGGGAGGATATCGACCTCAAAGCAGGAACGCTTATGGTCAGAAGGAATCATACGCTGACAAAGGAGTTTACACTGCCAAAAACGGATGCAGGCACTGACAGGGTTATTCATCTGATCCAACCGGCAATTGATGTTCTTAAAAGCCAGGCGGAAATGACGCGACTCGGTAAGCAGTATCAGGTCGAAGTGAAATTGCGGGAGTATGGCCGGACAACCACTCACCCCTGCACTTTCGTCTTTAACCCACAGGCTACTGTAACAAACGGGATCGCCGGCCACCATTACGCTGTTGGCTCTGTAGCTCAGAGTTGGGAGTCAGCAATGCGGCGAGCAGGTTTACGTTACAGGAGAGCATACCAGTCACGTCACACTTACGCATGCTGGTCATTAACCGCAGGAGCAAACCCGAACTTCATCGCGTCGCAAATGGGTCACACAAATGCGCAGATGGTGTATCAGGTTTATGGTGCATGGATGTCGGATAACAATTCGGATCAGATTGCCATTCTGAACCAGAAATTATCTGACTTTGCCCCACCCATGCCCCAGGCGGTAGGATCGTAA